GAGCCATGCTTAATTGATGCGCTAGCATGCCGACAACGGCCATATACCAGCGCTGCGGGATCTGTAGTTCATCAGATAAGTCGCCTACATCCATGATCTGCTTGGAATACCAGACAGTCATCTGCACATACCACTCGTTTGGCACCGGCCAAAGGTAGATTTCTGGCTGCGGGACCGTCCGATTGAACCAAAACTGGTAAGGCTGGTTAGCTGTGAAGTTTTTATTGGGCAGATTGGTGTAATCGTCACGATTTAGCCGCGCCATTTGGATTTCACGCGACATATTGCCCACATAAAACTCACGCAAAGCCAGTGTCGTGCCTGCAGAGGCTCTAACCCGGTAATACTGCACGCTCTGGCCTGGGTCGATGTCATACCAGAGCCACTGCTTATCGGTTACGACAACCTCTCCGAGGTCTTCAAGGGTATTCCAGGTGGTGTTATCAGTGGAATACTCAAGGGTAAGCGTCCAGGTGGCACTTCCACCACCAGAAACATAGGGGAGAAGGCCGATCGACCCAGCATAAATTGGGTTACTGGTGCCAAAATTGATCGATATATTGCCATTCGTACTTGTCTGCAAGCAGTAAGTATCGACATCGCTATCCCCTGCGTAGGCTGCGTTGCCACCAGCGCTAGAAGAGTAGCTTCCAGTGGGGCGCTGCATGGTGCGGTAGAGCACATTTAAGGCGTCGTTAGCGCCAACAGGCAAGGTGTAAATGTATTTGTTGGGCGTGAGGCCAATGACTTCCTTCTTAATCGCCCAATACTGGATGCCAATATTGATTAGATTGGTCAGAACGAAGCCTAACGACTCTCTAGCCGTTAGCAATTGCTCGCTAGTCAGTTCTTCAGCAAGCTTGCCACAGCGACGTGCAGCGTGGTCTATGACCGTCTGTACTGAATAAATCTGACCGTATGTATCTGAATATGCCATATCACCACTCCATGTAAAGTGGTAAACTTTGATCAATTAACTTCTTAGAGCCAACCATGACTTTAACGCAAGAACTCCTACAAAATCTTTTCAAATACAACCCGCTTTCTGGGCATTTAACTTGGAAACAAGGCAGATCAAACATGGTCGCTGGTTCTTTAGCTGGATGCGTCAATAAATCTGGCTATATGGTGGTATCAATTAATTCAAAAACATACCGAGTTCAGAGGGTCATCTGGCTTTACATGTTTGGCCGCATACCCACTGGCTTTTACATTGATCACATCAACGGCAACAAACTTGATCATCGACTTTGTAATTTACGGCTTGCAACAAATAAACAAAACCAAGAGAACCGAGCAGCGCCTCAAAATAGCTCATCTGGCTATCGGGGCGTTGGATGGCATAAGGGCTACAAAAAATGGATGGCTCGAATCTCTCACAATAAAAAGCGCAAAACAATCGGTTTTTTTGAAAACAAAGAAGAGGCTTGGCAAGCCTATAAAGCAGAGGCCGCAAAGCTTTATACCCACGCTGATCGCTTACCATGATGGACAATTCCAACGGCGCATGGATGCGCGTGCTCGAGAACCCTTTTCGCTCTTTTCTGCTACAGGACCCATTCTGGCGCAGAACGAGTCTCGTCTCGATCCGCCCTGAGGCTGTGGGGCCTTCAGGTTTGATCCTGTTTCTCGGTTGTACTTCGCTCTGCCTTTGGCCGTAAGACCAGCGCCTTGATCCGCCGGCAGCTTTTCACCGCGGCCAATCGCAAGACTCGGACCACCGTTCTTAAGCTGTTCAGGAAGCTTTGCATAAGATCGCCCTTTCACGTTGGATTGGGTGTACTCAGCCGCTACATCAGGCCGAATACCAACCTTCTTGGCAAACTTGGGATTGTTTTCTGCCGCTTTCATGAGCCGAAACTGCGCTTTCGACTTAGCTGGCATGTCACTCTCCCGAGTTCTTGATCAGGACAATGTGGAAATACGATGAGACAGCATTGTTTGCTGCCGCTCCGATGGCTGTTGAGCCAACACAGTTTTTCTCTGGGATAACAAATGGCGGATCAAACACATAATTAGCCGTACTGTTATTAACCGTCGTTACTGCGCCAACACGAAGGATGCCATCAGGACCATGCTGCTTCAAGAAGCCCGTAACCGCAGTTGATCCAGAGGCCTGACCTGAAGAGAATTGACCCTCAACCATATAGCCTGTATAGCCAGTAGGAACACAATAGTGACCTGTCGTGCGGCTGTTATAGCCCGTGTTGATTGCGTCATAAATGACTGCAGGAACGCCGGCGGTAACTACGCCGGTGCCTGCATAGACAACGCCAGCATTTGACCCGTTGGAGCCTGCCGTGACAACGTAAAATGTATTGACATACAGGTACGAGTTAGTAGTGTTGACTGCCGTTTGGCCATTCATCGTGACGGTTTCACTCACCACGTTGTAGTCGCCATCAACGCCAGCAATGAATACGGTTCTTGCGCCCGTGCCTGCAGGGCTACCATCATCGTCGGTGCTGCTTGAACTAATTTTTAATACAGAGGCAACGGTAGGATGGGGTACTACTCCGCCAACTGGCCATACTGATTCTTCAGACGTATCAACGTCTGGGTTGTATCCAAACACAATCACATTGCTGTGGCCCTGAATCTGGCCACGCGCCACTTGCAAGCCAAACGGCTCGAAAGCACCCTGGCGGGTAATTGAGGAAATTGTCGTGGTCATATCAAACCTTCAATGTGAAGCAGGGGCCGAAGCCCCCACTGTTTAGCGCCTAGCTCGTGGTGGTGTAACCGTTACCGATTCTTTGGTTTCGGTTACTGATCCCTTACCGCGGATCTTATCCATCAATTTGCCACCAAGCTCTTTCACGATGCTGATCGGATTCAAGGCTTCCTCGAGATCACGGCTGGCTTTCGCTGCTGTGGCCTCAGGATCTGCAACAGGTTTGGATACATCACCGCCTGGTGCGTATTTGACCTTGCCGCCCTTCTTGAAGGTGCCCGATTGGCGATCATTAGAGACAGGCTTGGATACTGGGTGCTTGGGCATGGCGACGGGTTTGCCCGAATCAACAAGACCCCCCGTCGCGTAGTGCTTTTTTAGGGCACCACCTTTCTTGTAGCCGCCAGCATTAGCTTCTTTCACTTCGCCAGTCTTGGTGTTGGTGACACCGGGCTTTGACGTGGAGACATTGTCAATCACGCCCATGCCCTTTACACCGCCGCCATCAGCGTAGCATCCGCCACCAGCCATCTTCTTGGCTTTGCCGCCCTTCTTGAAGCCACCAGCATTGCCCATACGAACGCCGCCTGTGCCGTGAGCCTTGTCCTTCTTGGCCTCGTGCATGAGCGTTGTTTTGGGTGAGCCGCTTGTCTTCTCGCTGGGGATTGCGCCGCCAGTAGCGTAGCCAGCCACTGCGCCTTCCTTAACCTCGCCAGTCTTGCCTTTGACGTGATCAGGTTTGGCCGTGTGCATCTTGGTGTTGGCATAGCTTGCCGCGCCGCCGCTTGCAAGGCCTTTATGAGCTTTTGATGCTGGCATCGAAGCGTGCTTTTTAAGCTTGGCCTCAGTGCCCATCATCTTCTTCATTTCGGCTGCGTGCTCGGCTTTAGACTCGCCACCTTCCTTCATCATGGGGCGAGCCATGGGCTTGGCCATCTTACGACGCATAGCAAGCGAAGGACGTGCAGGTGCGCGGCCAGGTAACGTACCCTGACCCATCTGCAAGCGGGAGGGTGCAGGGGCTTCAGAAAGCCCCGTCATTACCCCGCCATCCATCATCTTGTGGCCGTCTTTGGCTTTGCCCTTCATAGACACATGACCACCTTTTTTGAGCTTCAATTCAATTGAAGGCTCGGTGGTATACATCTTCACCATCGGCTTAAACTGGCCCATGATTAGCGCTCCTTAGCAACGTAGATGTAATCCACGGTCATGGTCTTGGCTACTGCCTCACCATTTTGAATTGCAAAGGTCACAGTCAGGTCTTCATCATCAGGCAGGTTGGTGGTCACTGAACTTCCAGCGATGGCACCATTGACAAAGTATTGAACTGCGCTTGCGCCGTCGTAGTAGAACCCAAGGCGAATAAAGGTGTCGTTTGCCATCGTGGCGACTGAGCTAGCCGTGGTTGCCGTGCTGTTTTTCTCAACAAGGAAATTCACTGTGGCTGCACCGTCAGCTTTGATGAAGAACACACCATCCGTTACATCAAGCGGCGTCGTGTCAGTAATCTGCAAGCCAATCACAAGATCTGATTGCGTTGCATCACTAACCTTAAAGCGTGCTTCAAAGAAGAGCGCCTTACCTGCTTCAAAGCGGAACGATTCACCAACCTTCTGCAAGGACACAAGATCATTATCTGCTGCGGTATTTGTCAGCAGTAACAAGCCGCCATCACCATCGGCCAGTGCTTGGGTTGCCCCAGCTTGCGTCTCGGTAACGGTCCAGTTTGCAGCGGTGTAGTAATCGAAGTCTTCAAAGTAGGTGTGGAAAATCGTCGCCGCCGGCTGCCCTAGCTGGGCAAATGGCGAATCCTCACCGACGTTGGTAACGCCGTTAGGAAACCGAGTCGTAGTCATGCTTTAACTCCTAGTAAGCGGGGGCCGAAGCCCCCTGGTTTCCTTAGACTCCGGGCGTACCGTACATGGCGCGTGGATCAGTGAAGCCAACGTCATAACGCTCAGTTGCCTTGTAGCGCATGGTGTCAGTTTCAAAGTCACCTTCCATGGTCTTCTCGAGACGGCGGCGCATCATCAACTTCATGCCTTCAGGCGCGTCAGTCTGAACCCACCAAGCGGTGGCAGAAGTCAGACGCGACAGAACAGCGGCACCCTCGTCGAGCAAGCCAATTGACTTGACCGGGTTGATGTCGTTGTTTGCCTGGCCAGCACGGAGCACCGACTTGAGCAGCACTTCAGCCTGGAAGATGTTGCCAGGAGCCACAACCAACTGACGTGGCACAAGGCGGATCTTCTTGCCGTTGTTGTCCACTGCCTGGCGGACCTGGATGAGCATTTGCTCAAGCGAGGTTTGCGACAGGTTTGCAGCGGTAGACAACAGGTTGCTAAAGGTGCCGCTAACGATCGGGTGCGATGCACTGTTAAGCGCAACACCGTCGCCACCAGCATACTGGCCGCCCGTAAAGGCGTTGTTCAGTACGTTGGCGCACAGGGTTTCCTTGGTCTCAACCAAAGACTGTGCGAGGTGACGAGCATAGACCGAGCCGATGCGGATGTGATCGCCATCCTCAACAAGCACTTTGGTCAGGGCGAAGGCAAGGCCATACACCGAGTACACATAGCGCTTGAGGAAGAGTACGCCACCCTGCTGATAAGTGACTGGGCTGCCGTCAGGAAGCAACGGTGCCAAGCCAAAACCGTACAGAACCGGCTCTTCGTGGTAGTTACGGGGAATGCCGTCTTGCTCGCGGAACACACGGCTCCACTCATCGGCACGTTGATCATAAACTCCGTCGAAACATTCGTTGAGGATTGGCTCAACAATCGAGCGAAAGTCTGTACTGCGCATTGGGGCTGCCATTTGTTAGCCCTCCTTATGCTACGGTTGCTGGGTATACAACAGCAGATGTGTTGTAAATGCCAGCGTATTGATTTTCAGCGATTTGTACACGAACGATTGTGTACGCATCACCCCAAGCGTTCCCTGGATAGGGAGCGAGATCGATCACACGAAGCGTCTTGCTGTTGTTAGCAGAAGCAGCCGTGGTATCCATCGTGCAAGCAGACAAGCCGGTCGTGGTCGAGCCAGCGGTTGCGTTGCTGATGTCAAACTCTTGGCCAATTGCTGTTTGTGCAATAGAGCCAGTTGCTTGAATCTCATAAACAACCTGTGGGTCATTCCAGATGTAGGCAATAAGTGAGCCAGTCTGGTAAGCCGTGTTGGTTGGCCAGTAGTTGGAAACGCGACGACGACCTGTGGTATCAGTCCATTCAACGCCGTCAAAGACGCCGTAGATAGGATCGCCAGCAGAGGCAACAACGATATATCCAGTGCTGGAAGCAGCGATTTTGACTGCTTGACCTTTGAGGATATTCGCTGCGTAGCCGCTCTCGATAATGTTGGCAAGAGCCTGTGCGCGATCCAACCCACTTGGGTGGTACACGGGCCGCAAGCCAAACGGTGCGCTTGTAGCAGACATGTTAATTACTCCGAATTAGCCCTCGAATACCGGGGCTTGGTTAATGGATTTCCGTGAAACATTGCCGAATCCTTCACCTTCCGTTCTCAGGAGTTTGTGTCCTGAGCTATCCGCACCCTGCTGTAACTCTTCCATGCGCTCCATGATTGCATTGGTTGCTTCCATCGGTTTCTGATAATGGAAGTGCGTCATGACGCGTTGGTACAAGTCCATCGGGAGTTTGAATAGCAGCATCTCGTTACATGAGATGTGGCCCACATGCTCGCCCGCTTTTACACGGTAATTATCATACCCAGGTAACTCATCTGCAAGAACAGGAACGTACCCAAGCCGAATCCGTTTATCAATGGTGTCGTAGCTATTGGTGGTGGAAAGCCAGCACAGGTGGTAACCAGGAATGTCTGGAACCTTCGGCAGTGCTTGTTGTGTCCACTCGTCACTCCACATTTGGTC